ATGGCTTCGATTCGCAGACTGGGAGAGAAGTGGCGCGCAGAGGTCTATCGCAAGGGGCAGCGCAAGTCCAAGGTGTTCCCAACGCGCCGGGAGGCGCGGGAATGGGCCGCGCGTGTCGAGTTCGAGCTGGACAATCCGCAGGAGGTGGCAGCTGACGCGACATTGGGCGATCTGCTGGACCGCTACCGGCGCGAGGTCACGCCAGGAAAGCGCGGGCGCAGAAGCGAAGAGATCCGCATCGAGCGGCTGAAGCGCGATCCGATCAGCCGCATGAAGCTCGGCCGTCTGACGCCTGACGTGTTCTCGGCCTGGCGCGACGATCGGCTGCGCGTCGTGGGTCCGGCCACGGTCCGGCGCGAGATGGGTTTCCTGTCATCGGTTCTGAACACCGCGCGGCGCGAATGGGGCATGCTGGCTGACAACCCTCTGTCCGAGGTCCGCCGCCCGAGCAGTCCCCCGCCGCGCGACAGGCTGCCGACGGATGCCGAGATCGCGGCTTTGCGCGCGGCGGCCGGCGACGACCTCGAGCGCCTGACGGCCCGGGCATTGCACGCGTTCCTGTTTGCCCTGGAGACGGCCATGCGGGCAGGGGAGATCTGTTCCCTGCGCTGGGATGACGTGGATCTTGATCGTCGCGTCGCGCGCCTGAGGGAGACGAAAAACGGCCGCCCGCGCGATGTGCCGCTGTCCACCGAGGCCGTCCGTCTGCTGCGCGAGTTGCCGCGCCGAGACCCCGTCTTCGGCCTGACACCGCGTCAGCTGGACGCCCTGTGGCGGGCACTGCGTCGCAAGGCGGGCGTGTCGGGTTTGACGTTCCACGACAGTCGGCACGCGGCCATCACGCGGCTGGCGCGCAAGCTGGACGTCCTGGCGCTGGCGCGGATGGTCGGCCATTCCGACCTGCGGATGCTGCAGGTCTATTACAACGAGACGGCCGAGGAGCTGGCGCGGCGGCTGGATTAGCGCCATCCATCAAGAAATTGTAGCCTTTGAATGACTTGCACATAGAATTCGCCCGTCAGTTGATTGCGAATCATGGTGATAATTATGGCTTTGACCAACAATGACGCTCGTATCGTAATGGGCATGATCCTGAGAGGTGACAAGCAGCACGATATCGCAGCCTGGTTTGGCGAAAACCAGGCTCGAATTGTCGAGGTTGAAAAAGGCGCATTCGGAAACGTAACGCCGGCTCCTGAGCACGAGTTGCCGCCGAGGGGTGCTCCGGGGCCAAAGGGCCGCCGCCTGCGCGGCTACGTCAGGAAGGCCATTCAGGCCCTTGATGCGAATGATCCCGCTGCAGCGCGCCAGGCGCTTGTGGACGGTCTGGCCGCCTACGATCGAAACGAAGCCTGAATGTAGTCTTCAGGCCTTTCGAGTTTGCTGCGGCAAGGCGGTATCCAGACAAGCCGCGTCGGCGCTGAATTTTGTGTCTTGTCCCACACAAACCAAGCGTAGCCGGTAGCCGTTGACGCCTTCGGGTCGACGCGGCCCTTCACCATCGGAACGCGCTCGACGAACTGTGCCACATATGTCGGTGGTCTCGGCAGGAAGAGCGTTTCGTATCGTGTGATACTTTCCAGAAATACGGTGCGTGCAAGAATTGCGACACCTTGCCGAGCGACTTCAAGTGCCCTTTCAGCAAACTCCATCGCAAGCTTGAACGGCGGGTTCGTGATCACCCAATCGTATCCACCGCGTGCGTAAGGATAGGCAAGGAAATCCCTTGTGTGCCCGAACCCGTAATCTACAAGATCGGAGGATTCGACAGAGGCAAATTTCTCTGCCAGTGGACGGCTCATGTAACCGCGCCCGCAGGCTGGCTCTAGGCATGTAGATTGGTGAAACGGCACATGTCCTATGACATGATGAAGCAGGGCTCGCGTAGCCCATGGCGGTGTGGGAAAGTCGTCATTGCTGTCTTTCGGCTCGTGCCGCTGAGCCATTACCGCGTGCGAGACGTTCTGCATTTTCCATGCCTTATTGTGTGCAGCTGACTAGCCCGACGGCGATCCGCTGCCAAGCCTAAACCCGCACCAGGACCCGCTTACCGGCGCGCTTCGTCTTCAGGCGGCCGTCCGAGATCCAGCGGCGCACAGTGGACTCGGTCCTGCCGGCGCGGCGGGCGTATTCCTCGACCGTGACCCATTCGGGTTCGGGCTCGACCCGCAGCGTGTCGATGCGGTGGCGCAGGGCGCGGACCTCGCGCAGGATCTCGTCCAGGGTCTGCTGGTCCACGATCGTCAGTTTCAGCTCGCCCATTACCGAACCTCCTCGATCTCGATCTGCCTGCGTCCGTCGATGATCTCGTCCAGCCAAGCGGGTTGGTCGTCGTGGATTCGCCCGACGATGGACTCGGCGACACGGATCGCGTCGAGCAGCTGGTGGATGATCGCGCCGACCTCGGGGCTGACCGGCTCGATCACCGTGCGCCAGCCGCCGTCCGGGCAGCGCTCGCGCCGTGCCTCGCCCTCGATCCAGCCGCGCAGGTCATCCCGAAGGTGCGGCAGGCACAGGCGCAGAGCCTGGTGCGCGCTGGCCTCGGCCACGCCGGAGCCGTCGCAGTGCACGCAGATCATGCCGTTGCTGCCGCACATCTGGCAGGTGGGGGTCATTGTCATTCCTCATTCGGCGCTGGTGGCAGGGGCATCCACCCGCCTGCATCCTCTAGCGCGATAGCCTCTCCGCTGTCCGGGACAACCCAAGCTGGGCCTGGATCGCGGTCATCCCAAAAATATCTGGGATCGTAATAGGCAGGCCACGGACGGGCATCCGCTGTGCACCAGATCAGCACCTCTGGACCGTATGCCGTGCCTGCCGGGTTGACCGGCGCGGTTGACATGGGCAGCCACCCGCCATCGTAACGCTCGACCTCGCGTGGCGGCTTTCTCGGTGGCGGAGGGGTGGTCGGGGCATCCATGCGTTCTGGAACCCCACTATTGCTGGTATTCATTGTCCGCTCCCTTAAATTCAAAATCGTTGACGATCACCGCCATTTTTTTCCTGTATCCGTAGTATTTCATCACTGGCGACCGGATCATTCGCCAACCGGCTTGCTCCAATTCATCTCGACATTTCATCCAGTCCCGCATCAGTAAAACCATGACGTGTCGGGTTTCATTCATCGTTTACATCTGCATCTCCACCTGTTCCGGTTCATCCTCGATCAGCGGCCCCCATTGGTCGGCCATTGCGGCGGCGACGCCTGGGAAAAACCTGCTGCGCTCGCGTGACCGATCCGGCCCCGGCGGCATGCGGTGCACGCGGTGGACGACGGCATCCGGCTTCTGCGTGACCGTCGGCTCGAGCGGCGGCAGGTTGTGCAGCCACAGGCAGGTGCGCTTGCTTTCAGGGTCTCCGAATTGCCATGGCTGGATCGACTGAGCTGGCGGCCGATAGTCGCGGATCCGTTCCTTGGCGTAGCGGTGCATCACGGGGTTTTCGATGCAGCGGCGCGGTATGGGCGCATGCCAAAGGTCCGAGAACAGGGCAGCCCCATCGTCAAGTTCGCGCCACATTTCGTCCAGGGACCGGCCTGCAGGCGGTCTGTGCAGCCAGCGGACGCCGGAATTACAGAGCCTGATGCATGGCGGGTGAGCCACGATGAGCATGTCCCAGCCCCAATCCAGGATGTCCCGGACGTCCCCGACGATGTGCTTGTTCGATCTGTCCTCTGCCGGGAGCAGGTCGCACGACCATGCGTCGTGGCCGCGCGCCGCGAATGCGCGCCGGACGACCCCAGAGAACTCGCAGGCGACCAATACGCGGCCCATCATTCGTCCTCCGGCCAGTCTGCGAGCAGTCGCGGAACGATTAGGTCGAGCCTGTAGGCGTTCAGGATCGCCGCGATGATGCGGGCGTCGTCCATCGCGTCTTGCCCAACGGCATCAGCCTCCGTCCCGTTCAAGGCGACGATACACCAGTCGTCGCCATCCTCGTTCGAGTAGCCTGTAGTCATGATCGGCAGGCCCTGCCTGACGTCTCGGGCCCGCTTGGCGACAAACACGGGCAGAGATGACGGAGACGGCAGCAGAGCCAGGCACTCGCTTTCCGCATTCGCCCGTTCGATCACGGCGCGTCCGGTTCCGTAGCCGGGCGTGTTCGCGATCTTGTGCAGATCAGGTTTCGTCGCCATCACCACATCCATACGATCATCAATCCAGCCGCCGCCCAGGCTGCCAGCCCGACCAGCGCCATCGGCAGGATCCACCAGCCGGACGGCCAGGGCCGGTCGGCGTCCAGCTCGTCCTGGCTGCGGAGTTCGGGGAGCAGGTCACGCTTGCTCATCACTCACGGCTCCTCACCTGGGCGCGGCGGATCGCGTTGACGACGGCGTCACCCCATGCGCGGCCGCGATCTTCGGCGACCTGCGCGATCAGCTCGCGCGCCTCGTCGTCCGTCAGGCAGGCCAGCGCGGCGCGTGCCGTCGCCAGCCGCCTCTGGCGCATCAGTTCGCCGTCGGGAAAGCGGATCACCCTGGTCATTGCGCGGACTCCGCATAGCTGGAGAACAGGGCATCGACCTCGGCACGGACGGATGCGTCGGCAGCCGCGATCTGGTCGGCGAAATGCTTGCGCGCCGCTTCGACGCTGACGCCGCTGTCGAGCGCTTCTCGAAGCTCGTCGATCACCGCAGGCTTTTCGACAGGCGGCAGCCCGAACGGATCGTCGTCGTCCTCGCGCGCGGCGTCCGCAGCCTCGGCGATCTCGCGCAGCTCATCGATGATCGTACGGGCTACGGCGCGATGGTCTGTGCCGATTGACTTCCACCATGCCGCGAAGGCCTCTCGACCACCCCGCGCCGCTGCGCGTGCCTCGTCCAGCATCTTCTTGTGCCGCTCGGTGTCGCCCTGGCCCTTGGCCCATTCTGCCATCTTGCGGCCGACTTCGACGCCAAGCGGCATATCGGCCTTGAACAGCGGCTTGAACTGGTCGGCGCACTTGATCTGCCAGACCGGGCAGCCGGGATGCGCCGGGTCGAGGATCATCATCGCGGTCATCTCGAAGATCAGGTCGCCGTCGGCCGCGGGGTCCCACGGCACGTCGGAGCGGCGGGTCTTGGTCTTGCGCGCGTTCCGTCCGGTCTTAGGGTCCTGCATCACGGGCTTGGCGCGTGTGCAGATGACGATGTTTGTGCGGGCGCGCACGATCCTGTCGATCAGGCGGCGATAGCGCGGCTTCACCTGCGCCCAGGCGAGCTGGCTCATGCGATCGCGGCGGCTCTCGTCGCCCCCCGTCAGGCGGTCCAGCGTCTGCGCGTGCAGGTCGAGGACGCCGCCGACGCCTTCCCAGGCGTGGCTGAAACTGTCGATCACGAGCACGGGCAGGTCGGCCGCCTCGGCCGCGTCGATCACCTCGATCCAGCGCTCGGGACCGAAGCCGATCATGTTCCCGGACTCGTCCACGGCCTTCATGTCGAAATGCACCATCTCGGGAAAGGCGTCGCGGTAGTGCAGGGCCCGGCGGTTCTCGGTGTCGACGATGCCGATGGGCGCGCCCTTCTTCCCGGTGATGCCCTCGGCGATGCCGCGGGCCACGAGCAGGGCCGAATAGGTCTTGCCGGAACCGGAGGCGCCGCACAGGCCCAGCGTGATCGTCAGCGGGTCGTGCAGCTCTGATACCGGGATGAAACGGATCTGGGCGGTCATTGTTCTCTCCTGTTCACGGGGCTTGCCATTGCATGGCCGCTTCGATCGCGGCCGCGCTCGGGCGCGACTGGTCCATCATCGCCGTCTCGCGTTCGAGCCAGCGTTCGGCCATCCATTCGGGCAGTTCGACGTGGTGGACGCCTGCGGGGTATCCGGGCCACTCGCCGCTGGTCAGGCAATCGCGCCAGACCTCGCGCGCGTGGCGCATCTTGCGTCGGGCCATCTCCATCGTCAGGCCGCCGAGTTCGATCACGCAGACGCCGTAGGGCGCATCCTTCTCCTGGAAAATGAAGCGGAAGGCGCGTTCTTGGCCTGTCGCTGCCTTCCATGTGTCCATGTAGTGCGCTGCCTGCATGTCGTAGCCGTAGGTCATCACCGCGCGCAGGCACGCGTCCGGGCTGGCGTTGGTCGTGGTCTTGAAGTCGTAGAGCGGCAGGGACGGATCCTCGGGCGCGTTGTCCACCATCGCGCGGCACCACACGCCATCGACCATCGCGAGGGCGGTCATCTCGGACCGCGAAGGGTCCAGCGTGATCCGGTTGGCGTCCAAAGCCTTTCGCGCGGCCTCGGCCATCCGCTCGATCTGTTCCGCCTCGGCGGATTTCAGCGGGGTCAGACCGGCATCACGGGCGCTTGACACGAACTCCTTGGCGGCCTTCGTCGATGCGGCCCCGTTCGCGGCCAGAAGATCGTCTGGGATGACGACCCAGTCGGCCCCGTCACCCAGCACCGCGCGGTGGGCTGCCCGACCGATGTCGAAGGTCTTGCTGTCGGACGGCTCCCAATCCGGGTTCAGACGGGGATGCGCAGTCCAAGCGTGCAGCGGGCTGCGATCGATCACCAGCCGCGCAAGCGTCGAGCTGAGCGTCGGCACATCGCGCAGCTTATCCGCGTGATATGTCGCCGCATCGATGCGGTGAATTCCGGCGTCAATCATCGGAGAACTCCACATCGTAGGCCAGCTCGGCCAATGCCTTGCGAACGTCGGCGGGCAGATCGCGCGGATCGACCGGAACGCCGAGTATCTCGACGCCGTCGATCTGGACGCGCCCCATGTCAGGCTCCCACCATGTGGGCGAGCGCGGGACCGCGTAGTCGCACCGCATCATCGGGGCGCTGAACCGCACGGTCAGCTCTGCGCCGTTCCAGGTTCCCGTGGCCATCACACGCCCCCTTTCGCGCGCAGCGCAGACAGCGTGCCGGAAGAAATGACGGTCAGTCGTTCGCGGCGCATGCGTTCCTCAATGGCGAAGAGGGTGGCGATCGCGCTGTCCTCGACCCATTCGTCGCCGTCGAACGACACCCGGTAGGCATCGCTGCGCTCGCGCTTGATCGTGGCGCCGCGATATTCGGCGCGACCGAGGTCCGCGAGGTCGGCCAGCGCCGTGACGAACGCGCCGTCAACGTGGCGCAGGTCGCCATTGGCCAGCATCTTCTCGATCTCGGCGCAGTCGCCGATCGTGAGGTCGATGCCCCGCCTGTCGCGCAGGCTGTCGATCCATTCTGCGTTATTCATCGCGCTGCCCCTTCTTCGGCTTGATGACGTTCTGATTGATCGGACCCAACATCATGCCGCCCCGTCGCTGATGATCTGGCGAACGCGGACCCGGGTCCGTGCCATGGCTGCGGCGATCTCGGCGCGGATGCCGTTCGCGGCCGATCCGCCCTCACGCGCCAGCCGTTCGAGCCGGTCGGCGTCGCGGTGGTCGATGATGTCGGCGCTGCGCCGCAGGACGTTGATCGCTGCTGCGATCTCCCAGCCCTGGGCTGCGTCCGGGTCGCGCGCGATCTGGCGGGCGCGGACCAGCTCCAGGAACGCCCTGTCGCGGATATAGGTAACGGTGGCGGTCATGATTGCCTCCCATGGTTGCTTCATGGCCGCGATCGGCTGGTGCTTCTTCGGCGGCCATAGGCAATCCATAATGCACCGCGTGGTGTCATGTCAATCCAAAATGCACCGCGCATTAGTGCCCGCCCAGACGCCGCGCCACGAATCGCGGCGTTCGGGTCAGGGTAGGATTGCGGCCGACGCGCGAGTTGTGATTAATTCGCGCCTGAACCCAGGAGCGAGATGAGCATGAGCAAGGCGCAGGTCACGATCGGCTTCGAGGGGGCCGCCGCCCAAGGCGAAATGGAGGTTGCCGATCTGGCGCCCCTGCTTGTGGCTTGGGCGGAAGTTTTCAAGGCGGCCAGTGCCGCATTGAACGGGGATCGCGCCACGACCCGTGTCGCCGTCAAGGCGACAGCCCCGGGCAGTTTTCTCGTGCAGCTGGCCGTCGATGTTGGCGTCATGGATCAGCTTCTTGGTCTGCTCGATTCTGTCGCCGACAATCCCGGCCGCATAACAGCCGCCAATGCGCTGCTTGATCTCATTCTCAAGTCCGGCGCCGTTTGCGGCGGCGCTGTTGGCCTTTTCGAGGTGATCAGGCGTCTGCGCGGGCGCAGGCCGGATGCCACCGAACGACATGGCGATGGTTCCATCACCATCGAGGTCGACGGGGCGAAGATCCACCTTTCGCTGCCAGCGGCGAAGCTGATCGAGGATCATGCCTTCCGCGAGCGGGTTGCTGATCTGGGAGAGCGGGTCAGCGCAACCGAGGGAATTGATGAAACTTTCGCAGTCGGCAACGATGGCAAGAAAATCTGGTCGTTACCCCGTTCGGATGCCCTGTCCTTGCGCCTTCCGGCACTGGAAGGTGCCGAACCGGAAATAGTGACCACCGAACGCGAGGTGTGGCTAGAGCTGGTCAGCACGCATTTCAAGGGCGGCTACAAGTGGCGCTTCACCGACGGTGAGAACACATTTACGGCCACCATTGAGGACGAGGACTTTCTGACGAAGGTCGAGAACGGTGACGTTGCGTTTTCCGCCGCCGACAAGATCCTCGTGCGCCTGCGGGAGGAGCAGGAGATCGGATCCGAGATCAAGAAACTTGGCACGCGCATCATCCGGGTTATCAAGCATGTCCCGGGTCCAAAGCAGATGAGGCTTCTGTAATTGCGGCAATAGATGCACCGTCGAACGGGATCCCGGCAGCGTCAAATCAGCCCAGAATGCAACCACATCATCAACCCCACCGGCGCCCCACCGCATGGCGTGGCCGCTCATGCGCGCTTGACCCAGGCGATTTCTGCCGCCCAGTCCAGCTTAACGTTGTGGATCGGCGGCGCGTTCCAGCTTTCCAGCGTGAACGTCCCGTCAGGGTTCTTGCGGACGATCTTGACGAAGCGGCGCCCGTCGGGAAGCCCAACCACGCATTCGCGGCCGTCGATCCGATCCAGCGGCGCGTGCCGGTCGTAGATCAGCACGTCACCGTCCATGTACCGGGGCCACATGCTGTCGCCCCTGACCCTGACGGCAACCGCATCGGGCCCGATCCCCGGCGGCGGATCAATCTCGTCCAGGGCACCCGTTCCGTCATCCAGCGTGAACACTTCCGCACCCGCACCGACATAGCCGACCAGCGGGACTGCCTTCTTCTCCGGCCCGCCCGTGCCAAACAGTATCCATTCCGGCGAAACGCGGAAGGCGCGGGCGTACTTTATGGCGTCTGGTCTCCTGAACCCACGTGTCCCGTTCTCGTGGTGTCTATAGGTTACAATTTGCCAACCGAACCGGCGCGCTGCGTCGGCGGCTGTTTCATAGCCAGCTCTTTCTCTGGCTAAACGTAGTCGTTCACTTGGCTCCATGGCTGAACTCATAACGCCTTGTGCGGTGCGAAAGGGATTGACATGAATGCTAAAGCAATCCATTTTGCACCGCATGAACCAGAAGGAACTCATATCGATTTGGGGAAGCGCAGCTGCGCTTGCTCGCGCCCTGAATAAGCCGGAAGCGACAGTCAACCACTGGTTCCAGCGCGGCTCCATCCCGGCGAAGCACGACGCGGCGATCATCGAGGCCGCGCGGCGGGCAGGGCATGTCGTGACGCCGGAGGACCTGTTCAAGCTTCGGCAGGAAATGGCAAGGCGGATGGAGCGCGCGGCATGACATGGTCAGACGATCGTCCCGCTGGACCGGCTGAAAGGCACGGAAAACATCGTTCCGCGCCCGTTCAGAGGCTGCACATCGACACCGCGATGGATGCGATGTGCGAGCGCTACGGTGACCACGACGCGATTGCCGAGCTGATCGCCGCAAGGTGGGGCACGAACACCTGCCACGCGACGATATCGCGCAAGAGATCAGGTTCTTTGTCGTGGTCCGTTATGGATGTCGTCGCGATCGAGGACGCTCTTGGAAGCTATCCGGTCACCAAGCTTCTGGCGCGACGCATCGAATGGTGCAGATCATCCCTTAGCCCTGTCGATGCCGCGAAAGCGCTTGCCAAGGAGGCAGGAGAGGCTATTGCCGCGATGACCGGGGCAGCCTTGAGCGGCGGTCTGTCAGACAGAGCCCAGGCAATCACGGAAATTGACGAGGCAATCGAGGCACTGCGCGCGGCGCGGGCTGCCTTGGAGGCCCAGAAATGAGAATGCGCGGCCGGGTGACGAGTGGTGGTTTCCCTGGTGCGTCGAGCCGGGCGGCGCGGCCGCGATCCCGGCAATCCTCCCTGTTGGTTGGGCGATGTGCCTGCCTCGACTCCCCGGCGGTGCGGTCTGCCCGCCGGGGCCTTTTGGGAGCCCAATTCGCGCCGATGGCGCATACGACGTCCGGCCGCATGTCGCGGCGGATCCCTGCCGGCGGGGTGCCGGTTCTTCAAGGTAAGGTCGTCGGGACGCGGCGTGGGTGGCCTACATCCTTTGCCCACGCCGCAGCCGCCCTTCGGCCGTAGCGCATTTCCGGCAGCGGGAAGGGGGACGCATGACCGTCATCATTGGCATTGATCCGGGTCGAAACGGCGGCATGGCCCGCCTGTACCGAGGTGACTGCGGCATGTGGCGCGTTGACGTGATCGACCTGCCGCAGACGCCGGGCGACCTGGAGATCGCGCTGGCGCAGGCGCGGCCTGCCGCGTTCGCGGTGGTCGAGAAGCCGTTCTACCCGCCGCATATCGGCATCCGCAGCATCGCCCGGATCGCCGAGGGCTATGGCGCTCTGAAGGCGATGCTGTTCGCGGCCGGGATCCCGATCCGGGAAGTCGCGCCGCGTGAGTGGAAGGCAAGCCTGAACGTGCCGGCCGACAAGGCCGCCGCGCGCAGGCGGGCGGAAGAGTTCTTTCCCGACGACGCGCATCAATGGTCGCGCGCGAAGGACGACGGGCGCGCGGAAGCCGCGCTCATCGCATGGTATGGGAGGCGCTGGGCGTGAGTATCGACCTGATCAGGGCGATCTGGGACCGCGGGCCGGAGTCGCCGAACGAGCGGTTCGTGCTGGTGGCACTTGCTGACTACGCGAATGAGCATGGAGAGTGCTGGCCATCAATAGACGGACTGTGCAGGAAGACGCGTCTTTCGGAGCGCGGTGTCCAGTCGATCCTGAGGCGCCTTGAGAAGGCAGGATGGGTGCGCGTTGTGGCCGGTGGCGGTCGCAGCAACACCAACCGCTACACCATCGTGTTGCCCGTTGACCTAAAACAAAACCCCGCACCAGATGCACCGTTTACAGGCGAAAACCCCGCATTGCGTGCGGGGATTAAAGACGAAACCCCGCAGGAGAAACACCGTTTTTCGGCGCAAAACCCCGCAGCAGCTGCACCTTTCAAGGAAGAAACCCCGCAGCTGAGTGCAGAAAACCCCGCAGCAGCTGCACCCGAACCACCATTAACCACCAATGGTATGGTGGTGGTGGGGGATGCGCGCGCGCGCGATCAGCTTCCGGTTGATCGGTCGAACGTGGTCCCGCATCCCGCCGCCGCGACCGCCTCGGCCGACGAGCTCTACGACCGCGTCCTCGCAGCCGCAGGCCTCACATCGGGCAGGCTGCCGACATGGTGGCTGCCACCGGCCGCAACGCTCCACGTCGCCAAGTGGCGCCAGCTCGACCTGACCGACGACGAGATCGTCGAGGTCGTGCGGCAGACGCAGGCGCGCTTCGACGACAGGCCCACCAGCCCAAAGGCGTTCGATTTCGCCATGCGCCGCTACGCCGCCGAGAAGAACCACCAGATCGAAACGCCGCAACCCGCGGCCCAGCAGGAAACCCGGACCGGCGGCAAGTCGCAGAAGGATTACTTCGACGGATACCTCGAGCGGCTCAAGAAGCGGCTAGGCGTCGATGACGAAGAGTTCGAAAAATACTTGAGGCTCCAATGACCAACCAGATGCACAAGATCGCGATCACCGGGCGGCTGACCAGCTTCCTGCGCCGCAGGGCAAAGCCGCGCCACCTGGCCGAGGACGAACAGGCAACCGACGCCGAGATCGAGGCGCTCGCCCGCCGCATCGTCGCCTACGCACCCACCGACCAGGCGGGACTCGCGGAATGGTGGGAACGCTTCGAGCGCCGCCTCGAGGACGCCGGCAACGGGCGCCATTGGCCGTCGCCGCGCGAGGTCAGCGAGGCCGCGTCCCAGACGCCGAGATCGGCACGCCAGGCGCCCGACGCCGCCGTCGAGGTCGAGGTCGGGTCCCGAGAATGGCAGCTCGACGTCCTCGCCAGGCGCATCCGCGAAGGCCTGCCCGTCAGCGAAATGGACCTGTGGGGCCGCAACGCCGTCGAGCTCATCCGATCGGGCAGGGTCGACCGGGAGCAGATCGAACGGGCCCGGCTGGCCTACACCGCCGAGCTCGTCGACCTCTACGGCGAGGCTGCCGCCGCGGCGCGCATCGCCCAGCTCGCGGCGCATCACGAGGCCTGCCTCGGCGCGGCGTCGGAACGCCCGCAGACAGGCGCGCGGCCAGACCGCAGGGCCAGCGCAGCCGCCGCGGCGCGCATCCTGGCCACGGCCGCGGCATCCGTCTCGGCGACGAAACCGGCGGCATGAGGGGGGAACCATGGCTGGCGTCAACAAGGCAATCATCGTCGGAAACCTCGGCGCGGACCCGGACGTGCGGACGTTCCAGGACGGCAACAAGGTCTGCAACCTGCGCGTGGCAACCTCCGAAACCTGGAAGGACAAGGCCACGGGCGAGCGCCGCGAGCGCACCGAATGGCATAGCGTGGCGATCTTCGGACCGCTCGCCGACGTCGCGCAGCGCTACCTGCGCAAGGGGTCCAAGGTCTACCTCGAGGGCAAGCTGCAGACCCGCAAGTGGCAGGACCAGTCAGGCCAGGACCGATACACGACCGAGATCGTCCTGCAGGGCTTCGGCGCGCAGATGGTCATGCTCAGCGGCACGCCAAGCGCATCAGACGCGCCAGACACAGCCACGGACCTGCCCCGGCGCACGGCCATGGACGACGACATCCCGTTCTGAGAGGGCAAGATGAAGCGCGTGGATCCAAAAGTCGAAAGCCTGATCGTCGCGATCGAAAGCGCGCCACGGCGCGAAATCATCGTCTACCACGAGGGAAGGCCGGGCTTATTGCCGCGCAACATCGCCGAGGCGGCGCGCAGGATGCACCACGCCGGCAAGTGCACGCTTGCCCAGCGGCCGACCAGGCATTTCACGGCGGACGGCGAAAGGATCTGGCAATGGGTGGCGATCACATGCTGATCCAGCGCAGGAAATGGCCCGTGGAGCCGATATGCTGGCCGCTGAGCAGCCTTTGGCGTATTTCGGGTGTCAGGGGGTGCCGATAGCGGCTAGCGGGCGTCAGAGAGCAAAAAATGGGGGTGAAGATGAAATACAGGCACGACACGGAATTCGAGAAGGCGGCAGATACGGCCTTTCGCGTAACCGCGCTCGAGCTGCGACAGTTCGTCGAACGCTACGAGCGTCTCGAGGCCGACAAGAAGGAAATCGCCGACCAGCAGAAGGAGCTGATGGCCGAGGCCAGGGCGCGCGGATACGACACCAAGGCCATGCGCCAGATCGTGCGCGAACGCGCCAGAAGCCGCGAAGAGGTGCAGGAGGAACAGGCCGTCCTCCAGCTCTACCGCGATGCGCTGGGGATGTGAGCCATGCCGAGACTGAGTCCGGAACAATGGGCCGACGTCCGAGCCGAGCGCGAGGCGGGCGCGACATTCCGTGAGCTGGCCGACAAGTTCGGCGTCAGCGATGCCGCGATCGTCAAGCGCGCCAAGGCCGAAGGGTGGGGCGACGGCACCGATGTGCGCGAGGCAATCCGCCGGAAAGTTAGCGAAAAGGTTAGCGGAATGGTTAGTACCGCTGACCCGAAAAGAAGGGCCGAGGCGCTCGACAGGGCGGCCGAGCGCGCCGCCGAGGTCATCGAGCGGCACAAGGCGGACTGGGAGCAACACCGCCAGCGCTTCGGGGCCGTCACGACCGATTTCGAAAGCGGAAAGCACGCCAAGATCAACGCCGAGATGCTGACCATCCGGCAGCGCGGCGAGCGCCTTGCCTGGGGGTTGGAGGACACCAACCCGGCGCCGAAGATCGAGATCAAGCGGGAGTGGTGATGGGCGAGGCCTTGGAAATCCGGATCGCGCCGCCCGAGCTGCACCCGGGGCAGCGCCGCATCCTGGACGATCCGGCCCGCTTCAAGGTCGCGTCATGCGGGCGGCGCTTCGGCAAGACGCGGCTCGCCTGCGAGTGGCTGACGCTTCTGCCGGGGGCCGCGATCGAGGGCAGCCCGGTCGCGTATTTCGCGCCGACCTACAAGCTGCTGTCCGAGGTGTTCGGCCTGATCGAGCGCACGATGGCGGGCGTGGCGAAGCGGGTGAACCGGCAGGAGATGCGGATCGAGCTGGTCACGGGCGGGGCCATCGACTTCTGGACGCTCGAGGACCCGGACGCCGGCCGCGGGCGGCGTTACAGGCGGATCGTGATCGACGAGGCGGCCCATGCGCGGCACCTGCGTGACGCTTGGGAACAGGCGATCCGGCCCACGCTGACGGATTACCGCGGCGAGGCGTGGTTCATCTCGACGCCCAAGGGGCTGAACTTCTTCCACGATCTGTTCCGGCGCGGCGAGAGCGAGGAATACCAGAACTGGGCCTCGTTCCACATGCCGACATCGGCCAATCCGTACATCGCGCCCGAAGAGATCGAGGAGGCCCGCGCCCAGCTGCCCGAGCTGGTGTTCCGGCAGGAATACCTGGCCGAGTTCGTCACGATGGGCGCGGGGCTGGTCAAGCCGGAGATGGTCCGCCTCGGCGCCGCGCCGCGCGACCTGCCGATCACGCTTGGCGTGGATCTCGCCATCTCGACCAGGGACGGCGCGGATTTCACGGCCATCGTCGCCATGACCCGGGATCCCAATACCGGGACCGTCTACATCGTCGAGGCCGAGCGCTTCCGCGGCGAGTTCCGGGAGATCGTGGACAGGATCAGGACATCGGCCGAGCGCCACCGGGCGAAGCTGGTCGCGATCGAGCAGACGCAGTTCCAGGCGGCGGTCGTGCAGGAGCTGGCGCGCACGACGAAGTTGCCCATTCGTGGGGTGCGCCCGGATCGCGACAAGGTGACGAGGTTCCTGCCGCTTCTCACGCGCTACGAGCAGGGCATGGTCGTGCATGACCCGTCCGGCGTGCCGCCATGGTTCCGCGACGAGCTTCTCGCCTTCCCCGAGGGACAGCATGACGACGGTGTCGATGCCGCCGCGCACGCATTCGCCGCGCTTGGCATGTCGTCGGGGCCGGTGGTCATTCCCGGCCGGAGGGTGTTCTGATGGCCCTGTGCGCGACGATGGAGATGCTGGCCGAATACGTCGGTCCGAAGACGGCACTGAAGCTTGTGGAGGCCTTCGGCGGCACCGATCTTCGCGTCCCGAGGCGCCGGGCCGGAAATACCTGGGCGAAGCTGGTCTCGGCCCTTGGCGATGAAGAGGCGGCGCGATTCGTGCACCTGTTCTCCGGCGAGCGTATCTACGTTCCGACCAACGCGGACGGACAGAGAGAGCAGCTGAGGAACGCGATCATTCGCGAGCTTCGCAAGGGGCGCAGCCCAGAAGAGGTTGCCGCCGACGTCCGTGTGATCGGCCGCGTGAGCGTTCGGCATGTCCGGCGGATCGCCAGCAATGTCCGCCAGGAGATCGAAGCGAGCCAGATGCAGCTGCCGCTGCTGCCTCCCAAGATGTGATCACAAAAGGTGACTTGCGCGCAACAGTTGTGGCGCGCGACGTGTCATCGCGTTGTGGATGCCGGCGGAACTGCTTTTACTGCACGCGCGGGATGCAACCCGCAAAGGCAGGAGAGCAGTTATGAAATACGTTTCTACAGCGGCTTTGATCGCGTCGCTTCTGGCAGGTCAGTCGTTTGCTGCCGAGGTCACTGGCGGTGATATCCAGCTGAGATATTCGACATTCACCGGTGATGACCTCGACTACGATGCGACGTCGATTTCCGGCTCCGTCGAGGTTGGATTTACCAAGCAATTCTCGGTTCAGGGCGATATCGGCTTCAGGTTCTTCGACAATGACATCGACTCGAACTACCTCACGCTGCACGGCATCGGCCATGTGAGCGATGCAACATCCGTCGGGCTTTTCGTTGGTCGCGAAGAATTCGAAGGCTTCGGTGAAACCGTCTACGGGGCCGAGGTCGGGCACGAGTTCGGCAGCCTGTCCGGAGAGGCCTATGTGGCGCTCTCGGAAATCGAAGGTGCCGATGTCACGCTTCTGGGGATCAGCGCCGATTATGCCGTCACCGAAGCGTTCAAGCTCGGTGTTGCCTATCACAACGTGGACCTGGAAGGGTTCGACGCCTCCCGGATTGCCCTTCGCGGGGAATACGGTATGGGTGGATTCAGTGTCACCGGCGAAATCGGATCCGGGGAACTGGATCAGTCGCTGGGCGGCGGTTCCGAAACCTTCATCGGTATCGGCCTGAAGACCACCTTCGGCGCTTCGCGCGGCTCGACGTTCGAGCGCCGCAGTCTCTTTGAGCTTTTCCCCGGGTAAACTTCATCTCGAACCCTCGAACTCGCAAGGGCCGGCACAGCTGGCCCTTTTTTGTCGGACAGCGGTCCGGCAGATTTGATCGCGGCAATGTGCCATCGTCACCCCATGGCACGGAAACCTGCAACACTCACGTCCGCGATCTCGATCGAGCGCATTCTGTCGCGGTTCACATGGATCGGCGATGCCGACGAGCTGCTGCTACGCCTTGGCATCAGCCGGTCGGCGCTGCGTCAGGTGGCCGACGACGACGAGGTCGCATCGGCGCTGGAGACGCGGCGGCACGCCGTGGTCGGAACGCCTTGGCGCATCGAGGGGCAGCGCGCAAGGGCCCGCGATTTCGTCTGGTCCGAGCTGGAGCCGCACGCCGTCGACATCATGGAAGCGATCTGGGAGGCCGTCCCATACGGTTACTCGGTCTTCGAGGTCGTGTTCGCGGATCGCGGCGGCGGTCGGATCGGCATCGAGCGCATCGTGCGGCTGCCGTTCGACTGGTACGTCGTGCGGCCCGACGGGACGCTGCTGCGCCGCGACACGATGCAGCCAGAGGACGTGCCGGAGAAGTTCTTCCTGACCGTCCACAACGGCTCGATCCGCAAGCCGATGGGCGATGCGCTGCTGGCAAAGGCGTGGTGGCCGTGGTTCTTCCGCACGCATGGCTGGAAGATGTGGTCACGGTTCCTCGAGAACACGGCCGTGCCTCTCCTGGTCGGGCGTTCGGCCACGGATCGCGAGGCGGTTATCGAGCAGCTGAAGGCCATCACGTCGGGCCCGGCGGTCATCGTCGGCCCGGACGAGGACGTGCAGCAGCAGGGCCAGTCGCCGTCCCGGAACTTCGAGGCCTTCGAGGAGGCCTGCGCGCGCCGGATCCAGCGGCTGATCCTCGGCCAGACGCTGACGTCGGGCACCGACGGCGGATCGGGCAACCGCGCCCTGGGCGAGGTGCACGAGCGCGTGCGCGAGGAAAAGCGCCGCGCCGATATCCGCATGGTGGTCCGCACGATGCAGACCGTGGTCGACCGCCTGTCGTGGCTGAACGGCTTCGGGCGCGGGCTGTCGTTCGTCATGGAGGACGCCAAGAGCCTCGAGGCCGACCGCGCGTCGCGCGACGAGGTGCTCTGGCGGCAGGGCGTCCGTTTCACGCCGCGCTACTACGAGGAGAAATACGGGCTTGAGCCCGACGACTTCGCCATCGATCAACCTCAGGACGGTGGCCGGGCGGCCTTCTCGTTCACCGACGCCCAGCAGCGCTTCACCGACGGGCAGCAGCGCATCGAGGACGCGATCGCGGGCCTCACGGACTCCGCCCATGGCCCGATCCCGCCGGCGGCCATCGCATCGGCGATCCGCGGGGCGCGGGACAAGGCAGAGCTGGCCGCGCGTCTGGCGGTCGTGGCCGCCGGAGCGGACGACCACACGTTCAGGCAGATGCTGGAGCGCGCGATGCTGGCGGCTGACCTGACGGGCGTCATCGAGGCCGAGCGAACGGCGGAGGAGTGACATGCCCGCAGCAGATGGCGGCGGCATCTCCTTCGATGCGCCGTTTCATGTACAGGTCGCCCAGGCGCGCGCCATGGCACCGATGCTGGCCGAGGCGTTCTACGGCCTGACGCCGGAGAAGCGCGCGCTGGCATTCACGGTCTCAGGGCTCGCTCGGCTCGACCAGGTGCAGGCCGTTGCCGACAGCCTGATCCGGGCGGAGGAACAAGGCTGGTCCTTCGCCAGGTGGAAGGCCTGGGCCGAGGCGCAGGAATGGACACTACCGCGTCACCGGCTCGAGACGATCTTCCGCACGAACCTGCAGACCAACTACATGGCCGGGCATTGGCGCAACTTCGAGCTGGCCCGCCGTTCGCGCCCCTGGCTGATGTTCGATGCCATCAACGACAGCCGCGTGCGGCCGCATCATCTCGCGCTGGACGGCGTGATCCGGGCCGTGGACGATCCGGTATGGGACAGGATCTCGCCGCCACTGGGGTTCAATTGCCGCTGCACGCTGCGGTCCCTGACCGACCGGGCCGCGCGTCGTCGCGGCGGCAGGACCGAGATCATTCCGGCCGAGGGGCACGCCGATGGCGGGCAATGGGGCAGGCGGCCGCGCAAGCTGCTTGAGCGCCTGAGCGATCCCGTCGAGGCAAGGGCCGCAAGATGCGATGCGCGCGACTTCGTGTCTGACCCGACGGGCAGGCCGATCTGGTGCTCGGAGGCACGCGCGGCGGAGCTCCTGACCCTGCTGACGGCATATACGCGCCCGGACCCCGAGACGTGCGCCGCCGCAGCGAGAACGGAGCTGTTTCGGGATTTCGTCGAAGGCGCGCCTGGGGCGCCAGATCTATGGCCGATCGCCGCGCTGGACGATGACCTGATGGCGACACTCGGAGTGCGGAACAGGGTCGTCTGGCTGTCCCGGCAGACGCTTGCATCCCATCTCGCAAAGCATCCTGAAATCGGTGCCGAGCAATACGCAATGATACAGGAAATGGCCACATCGGGGCATGTATGGGCAGCGCGTTCAGATCGCCATTTCCTTTTCGTACTTGGAGGATACAGGCTGACCGTGAAGGTCGAACGCAGCCTTCAGTGGAGTTGGGCCGTGTCTCTGTTCAGAGTTGGCGGAAGAAAGCTTGTGCCCGCAAAATCGACGCGTATCCGATGATTGGCAGCGGCCCGGGGCGGCGGATCCCGGTTGCCTCATCAAGCGCCGTTGGGCGCAAGGGCAAGCCAGCCTGATAGCGACGCTGCCGACCACACTATAGCGTGACTTTGCGTTGAGTAAAAGCGCGAGCTGTCCCGGGTCGGCACGCCCGGTCACCTCCTCATGGCAATGCCAAGGGTGAGGGAGCCATTGCCGACAGCTCAGGCGAAATATTTGTGGGCGTCTCGTCCATTGTCAAATGCTGCGGTGAGAAGCGCCCCGGGTGGCGCCCGGTCCCGCGTACATGCAAGGCATGGCAGGGTCCGCCGTGACAGCGCTTCCCGCATGATGGTGTTGGATATCGCAGCGGATTTCAATTGCTCAAGTCGCCAAAGGATACAGATCAACGACTTCTGGAACGCCGTGGCCGCCTGATGAGGGTCGCGGCGGCGGCTTCGTAAAGCGCCAGCAGATGCTCGGCCCGTTCAATCTCGGTGTCGAAGCCCTGCCGGCGGTAGAGGCGGTCGATTGCGCGGTCCAGCGCGCGGTGGGCGGCGCGCAGGTCGGCGGGCATGGCGTCGGGGTCGTAAAGGTCGGCCAGCGTGGCCTGGGGATGCGCGGCGCGGGCGTCGAGCACCGCCTGCGCCAGCGACTCGATGCGCGGGGTTGCGAGCGTTTCCAGCCCGCCCGGCGGCAGCGGAAAGGTATTGTATACAATTCCGATACCATATTGGTAATCGCTCTTGAGCCGCCCGGTCACAAGCCGCATCCAGGCCATGTGCATGGCAGAGGTCAGCAGCGCGAAATGGGCCAAGGTGGCATCCGGGAGTATCCGAAGCTTGTTGCTCGGGATCACCGGCGGCTCCAGCCAGCCGATGGGCATGATGTCGCGGCGTTCCGAACTCACCTCGGGCAGCACGAGGAAAGGGCGGTCAGGGATGACGGTGACATTGAAATCGCCTGGGGTTTGCGCCTTCTCAAGCGTCTGCTTTCTTTTGCTTCTCGATCGGAATTCTCGAACCTTTCGAATTCGTTCGAGGATGCCCGGCAGACGGCGCAGTTCCGCGGGCGGGATCGAGTCGGGATGCACGATCCATCGCCGCCCGCCGTTGAGGAATTCCTGCGCGCCGATGAAGGGGCGGAACCAGCGCGCCTCGGCCGGTTTGGAGGCCTCGAGTTCGCGGTATTCCTCCTCGCTGAGGATGTAGTGCCCGTCATCGATCGGCTGTGAGCCCGAGATGATGGACGGCATCCCGTTGATGGGTCGCGCCTCCTCCTTCACGACGACATGCGGATCGGCCAGCCGCCGTCCGTCGGTGAGGTAGGCGGTGATGACCGGCACGCTGACCTCCTGCGGGTCGGCGGTGATGCTGGGATAGAGGAACAGCCGCTTGTCCTTCGGCGCGCGCCCGCGCCGGTCGAGCCCGACGATCACCACATGCACCTGCGCCACGCCGCGCGCCTCGTTGCCCCATTTGAACGGGCGGTGGGCGAATGAGATTTCGACGCCCCCGCGCCCGAACAGGATCGGCCAGAGCTGGGCAACCTGTTCGCCCTGGCAGATTGAGGAGGTGGCGACGAAGCCGATGCGGGGCGGGGCGGCGCCGGCTTTATCGGCCTTTGCGGCGTATTCCGCGGCCTTGATGAACCATGCCGCCACAAAATCGAGCGTGCCGCCCGAGCCGCCCAGCCGGGCGATCCGCCGCACCTGGGCGCGCTGCGCGGGGGTCTGGACCTTGGCGCCCAGGAAGGGCGGGTTGCCCAACAGGAAGTTGCACCTTTCGGCCGGCAGAAGGTCATCCCAGTCAGTTTCCAGCGCGTCGGCGTGGCGAATGTTCGGGCTCTTCTTCAGCGGAATTCGCGCGAAAGACTTCCCGAATTCGCGCCCGAGCCGGTCGTTCATGATGTGATCCATCATCCACAGCGCGGTCTCGGCGATGCGGGCCGGAAACTCCTCGATCTCAATGCCGTAGAACTGATCAACGTCGATCCGGGACATGAACTGGACGTCCATCTCCAGAGTGCGCGCATCCTCGCGCTCCGCCTGCAGCTCCTTCAGAAGGTCGATCTCGAGCTGGCGCAGCTCTCGATAGGCGATGACGAGGAAGTTGCCGCAACCGCAGGCCGGGTCGAAGAAGGTCATGGATGCCAAGCGGGCGTGGAACTCCTCCAGTCGCTTCCGACGTCCTGTCTTGAGGACACGGATGCGCTCGAATTCGTCGCGAAGATCATCAAGGAACAATGGTCCGATGACCTTCAGGATGTTCTTCTCGGACGTGTAATGTGCCCCCAGCGCCCGGCGGGCCTGCGGGTCCATGACCGACTGGAACAGCGCCCCGAAGATCGCAGGCGAGATCCCGGACCAGTCGAAGCGCGCCGCTTCGAGAAGTTTCTCACGCATGTCGCCATCGAAGGAAGGGATGCGGAGACTCTCGGCGAAGAGTTCGCCGTTGACGTATGGAAAAGCGGCAATGTCGGCCGGAAGATTACGCGGACGGAGGTCTTCCGGCGTATTGAGAACCTGGAATATCTGGGCAAGCAGCGGCCCAGTATCGGACCCATCCTCGCGGGTGCGCGACTCGAGCGTGTCAACGAACAGGTTGCGCTCGAAGATGCCCGTATCGTCTGCAAAGAGGCAGAAGGCGATCCGAACCAGAAAGCGCTCAAGATCGTGACCCGAATAGCCCGCATCCTTGAGCGCATCGTGGAGTCTTCCCACAAGCTCGGCGGCTTCAAGGTTGACAGGGTCTTCATCCCGGAAGGTGGTCGGTGTAACCCCGAGGATGAAGCCGAATTTCTCGACATGATCGGGCAATTGCTCAAGCGAGAACTGCGTTTCTTCGCTCGTCTCGAGGTCAAGCATCTCGAAGGTCTGGAAGTCAGAGAGCACGATGTAGCGTGGCAACTCGGAGTCCTTGAGGCCGTCGAGATAGTCCAATGCCTGCTGACGTGCCTGCGCCAGATCACGGCCGGCGCTTTTTTGTTCCGCGAGCATGACGCCCTTCCAGAACAGGTCAATGAACCCAGTGCCGCCGCCGAGTTTTTGCACCTGACGCTCGAACTGTGCCACACGGCGCCGCGGAACGCCGAACACCTGAAAGAAATCATTCCAGAACGATTGGGCCTCGCCCTTCTCATAGGATTCGCCGCGCCAAGAATCGGCAAATTGCTGCGCGCGCGCCCTGACTTCAGGCCAACTGAGTCTCATGCACTCTCCCCGATCATGATGCTGGACGATTGCCCGCCAAGCGCGAAAGGTCAATCCATCCGTGGCGCGGCCATGACACCGCATCATCTGTACCGCCGCACCGGCGAAACACATCTAAGTCATTAATATAGCTTGATAAAGTTGTCGGACCGCTGTCCGCACAACTCGCTCGACGATGTGTGGCACGATCGCGCCGAAGATGGTGCAATCGGAGACCGCCATGACCAAGACAAAGCAGCGGACGGCAACCGTGACGTTCGCGGTCAGCCACGAGAGCCAGGAGGACGGCCCGGTCCGCTTCCATGGCGTTGCCTATTCGGGAAACCCTGTCGATCAGTACGGGCAGACGTTCGTCGTCGACCTGGCTGGCGTCACCGACGCCGAGATTCCGGTCCTGACGGACCATGACAACGAGATCGACGCCCTGGCAGGCAAGGGCCGCATCTTCGTGGCCGATGCCGAGGATGGCGGCAAGGAGCTGCGGATCGAAGGCCAGCTGTCCCGCACGACCGAAGCCGGGCGCCAGATCTCCGGGCTTCTGGCCGAGGGCTTCCCGCTGCGCATGTCGATCGGGTTTCGGTCGCGTTTCGAGGAGATGACCGAAGAGACGGACGTCAACGGTCGGCGCGTGCGCGTCGATTTTGTACTGCGCGACCCGAAGATCCACGAGGTTTCGTTCGTCGCGGTCCCCGCCGACCAGTTCGCCGGCGTTCGCGAGGTGATGATGTGCGCGGATATCGAGCCTCCGAAGTCAGACCCGGAGCCGCAGGAGGATCCCGAGCGCGCCCGCCTTGAGGCCGAGCTTGCGGCCGCGACCGCGCGGGTCACCGAGCTTGAGGCACAGATCGCCGAGATGCGCGCCGAGGTTCGAAAGCAGCGCCTCAGCGCGGCATTTGCCGCGCATGGACGCGAGGTGCCCGATGACATCGGCCCATGGGTCGAGATGAGCGACAAGGCCTTCGATGCTGCCCTGTCTGCCCTGTCCGAGGCCGGGGCGAAGCCCCCCGTGGACCCGAAGCTGTTCCGTTCGTCCGCGATCGACCGCGCCACGAGCGGCAGCAACATCGAACCGTCCGCCCGCCTGTTCCAGGCGGTCGAGGCCCTTTCAACACGCAATCGGGTGAACTGACATGCCGACCATTCTCAAGCAGACCGCCAGCGACTTCGTGAAGTACGAAGCGCCCATGGGCTATTCGCGCGACGATGTGACCGTCGTCGCAGGACAGAACCTGACCGCCGGAACCGTGGTCGGCCGCATCACGGCCAGCGGCAAGATCAAGGCGTGGGACCCGGCAGCCACCGACGGCTCCGAGACCGCGATCGGGGTCATGGCGGCCAATGCCGACGCGACGAACGGAGACGTGCAGTCCGTCATCGTGGCCCGCCACGCCATCGTCGTCGATTCCGACAACCTCGTCTGGGCGGGATCGCCGACCCAGGCACAGAAGGACGCCGCCATCGCGAGCCTTGCCGCGAGCGGCATCCTGGCACGCAAGACCGCCTGACGGAGGATATCACATGCTTACCGACGCTTTCGACGCCGCCACTCTCACGGCCGCGATCAACAAGTTCCCCGTCCAGTGGGGGCGCATCAACCAGATGGGCCTGTTCACCGACGAGGGTGTGCGCACGCGCGAAATCCGCATCGAGGAGCGCGCGGGAACGCTTGCGGTGCTCGACGCCCACGAATGGGGCGGCAACGGCACCGTCGCCGCGCCCGAGGCGCGCCTGGTCCGCGCCCTGCACATCCCGCAGACGGTGCACAACGACAAGGTGCTGCCCGACGACATCCAGGACATCCGCGCCTTCGGATCGGACAGCGCGCTGGAAACCGCACAGGGCGTCATCGCCCGGCGCCTGCAGCGGATGCGCGCCAAGCACGACATCACGCTGGAATGGCGCCGCATGGGCGCGCTGAAGGGCATTGTCGCAAACGCCTCCGGTTCGACAATCGTCAACCTGTTCAGCGAGTTCAACGTCACGCCCGTCTCGGTCGACTTCGAGCTCGGAACGGCGACGTCCGACATCCGGGCCAAGTGCGAGCAGGTCGTCGATCAGATCGCCGACAACCTCGGAGACGACGCCATGACCGGCGTGCGCGCGCTGGTCAGCCCCGACTTCTGGCGCCGTCTCGTGGCCCACGCCAACGTCGAGAAGTTCTTCGTCAACTGGCAGAACGCCTCGGTTCTGGCGTCCGGTGATACCCGGCGCGGTTTCACCTTCGGCGGCGTCACCTTCGAGGAATACCGGGCCAATATCGGCGGCCAGAACTTCATCGCCGCCGGTGAAGGCCACGCCTTCCCCGAGGGCACGATGGACACCTTCTCGACCTACTACGCGCCGGCCGACTTCAACGAGGCGGTCAACACGATTGGGCAGCCCTTCTACGCGAAAGTCCGGCCCGTCGAGTTCGAGCGCGGCTACGAGCTGCACAGCCAGTCCAACAGCCTGCCCATCTGCAAGCGCCCGGCCGTCCTGGTCCGGCTGTTCAGCTCGAACTGATGGAGGACGCCATGCAAGTGAAGCTGATCCAGCCGCTGCAGTCCGGAACGCAGATCATCAACGCTGGCTGCGTGATCGATCTGCCGGACGCCAAGGCCAAGGCGCTCGTGAGTGACGGCCGCGCCGTGGAAGTGAAGGAAGCTGGCGACAAGGCCAAGCCGGAGAAGGCGAAGCCGAGCGGCAAGTGAGCAGGGGGCCCAGGTGGCGATCATCGACAAGACCGATCTCGAAAGCCGCTTCGGTGTCGACGAGATCGCGCGCCTTGCGGACCGCGACGCGGATGGGGGCGAGGACAGCGGTGTGATCAATGCCGCTATCGCGGATGCGGAGGCCGAGGCGATCGCGCGTCTCGGCCCCGCGCTTTCCGGCCCTCTGCCGACCCCGGTGCCCGAGATGCTCAAGCAGATCGTGGCGGTCATCGCCCGTTACAACCTCGCGCGCCGCGACGTCGATCCGGAGCATCCGTACTACGTCGCCTACCGCGATGCGATCGCCACGCTGCGCGATGCGGCCGCTGGCAAGATCGAGCTGATCGACGGCAACGGCGCGTCCGTGTCGTCTCCCAGCCTTCGGGCCTTCGGGCCCGAGCGCGCCTTCACCGACAGCGCCCTGGCGCCGATGCTTCCGAGGTGGCCGAGATGATCACGATTACCGTCGACGATGATGACGTCATCTCCGGTCTGCACAAGCTGTCGGACAGGCTGGACGACATGCGCCCGGTGATGGCGGAGATCGGCGAGGCCCTGCGCGAGGCTTCGATGGAGGCCTTCTCCGATCAGGCATCGCCCGAAGGGGCGGCGTGGCGGCCGCTGAGCCCCGTCACCGTCGCCAGGCGGCGTGGCACGGCGCATCGCATCCTGCAGGACACCGGCGTCCTGCGCCAGAGCATCACGCGCGACGTCGATGGCCCCCGCAGCGTCGTCGTCGGGTCGCGTGTCGAATATGCCGCCACGCACCAGTTCGGGGCGCGGAAGGGGGCGTTCGGCCGCACATCGCGCGGCGCGCCGATCCCATGGGGCGACATCCCGGCGCGTCCGTTCCTGGGCGTGTCCGCGGAGGCGCGGTCCGAAATCGTCGACGCCATCACCGATTGGCTGGGAGACGTGACATGAGCATCGTGTCGGACGTCGTTGCCCGTCTCGAGGCGCTGGTCCCGTCGCTCGCCGGACGGGTTGGCACTGCCTTCGATCTCGGCCTGCTGATGGGGCGAGAGGTCAGGCTGGCGGCGTCACCCTATTGCTGGGTCCTGCCGGGCGCGATCGTCGGCCAGCAGGAGCAGGGGATCGTCGGTGCATACCGCCAGACGATCAGTCGGCAGGTGTCCGTGGTCATCGCGATGCGCGCGTATGACGGTCAGGGAGCCGCGGACCGGCCCGACCTCGAGGCGCTGATCGCTGGCGTGATGTCGGCTTTGGCTGGGTACGAGCCGCCGTCCATCGCCGCGTCCGCGCGCGGCACCATGACGCTCGTTCGCGGCGACCTCGTGTCGATCCGGTCGGGCATCGTCATCTACGCCCTCGATTTCGCGGTCGAGGATGAATGGAGGTCTCCATGAGCAGCAAGATCGAGCGCCCGACGCGTGGCGGCGCATGGGTCAGGGACCCGAAAACCGGAAAGCTGAAACCGGCCGCGAAGGCCGATAAGGAGGGCACGAAATGAGCCGTCTGACGCGCAAGACCGTCATCCAGGCCAAGCTGGAAACCGCGTACGGAACCGACCCGGGCGGATGGGGCGGCTCGGATGCGATCCTGATCTCCAACCCGTCCGTCAACCTTGTCCAGGACGAGGTGTCGCGCGATCTCCTGCGCCCGACGCTTGGGGCGAGCGAAAGCCTTATCCGCGCGCGTCGCGTCGAGATCGCCTTCGACGTCGAGGTTGCCGGCAGCGGCACGGCCGACGCCCCGCCGGCGTGGGGGAAGCTCTTGCGCGCCTGCGGCTTTGCCGAGACCGTGGTCACGGGATCGCATGTCGAATACACGCCGATCTCGGACGGGTTCGAAAGCCTCGCCCTGCGCTACGTGGTCGACGGCGTGACCCATCTCGCGCTTGGCGCGCGCGGCACGGCGACCTGGACGCTCGACGCCTATTCCCGGCCGATCGTGCGCTTCGAGTTCACCGGCCTCGACGGTGGATCCGTCGCCGCCAGCGCGTCCGGGTCCTATGCCGGATGGCAGACGCCGAACACGGTGCGGCCGGCGGCAAATTCCAGCCTGTTGATCGGCTCGAGCTATGTTCCGGCCAGCGGAACGCTGAGCGGCGGGACGGCCGTGAACATGCGGGAATTCCGCATCGACCTGAACACGACGGTCAACCACATCCTTCTGCTCGGCTCCGAGCGGGCGGAGATCACGGATCGCGCGGTTCAGGGAAACCTGTCCGTCGAGCTGGCCGCGGGCGACGAGGTCGCGTGGCTGACAGACATCCGCAACATCGTGCTGACCTCGCTGGGCTTCCAGCACGGATCGCAGGCGGGCAACATCGTGCGCCTGTTCGCGCCCGCGGTCCAGCGCCGCACCCCGTCCGTGGTCGATTACGAGGGCACGGTGCTGCTGGGCACCGAGCTGACGCTGTTGCCGCAGTCTGGCGATGACGAGCTGACGGTGGTGACGGCATGAGCGATCTCGACGCCTTCGTTCCGCCGCGCGAAGTCGTGACGATCGGCGACCGAGAGATCGCCGTCGAGCCGATCCGGGTGCGTCAGCTGCCCGCTTTCGGGCGGGCCGTCGCGCCGATCATCGAGGCGATCAATTCAGGGCAGGACGCGGCGGCCGTCGCGCTGCGGATGTCCGAACACGTCATCGACCTCGTGATCGCCGCTACCGACGTCGAACGCGGCTTCCTCGAGGATCGTCACCCCGACGACCTCGTGCGCCTGCTGTCGGTCGTGTTGCGGGTGAACTCGGATTTTTTCGCCCAACGCCTCGCCCCGGCGGTGGCGGAGGCGATGCGGACGGTGGCGGAAGTGACAGCTGGGCAGGGGTCTTCGCCTACCTCGTCCGGAACGGGCACAGCCTCGACGAAATCCTCGGCCTGACGCTCGCGGCAGTGCGGGCCCTGGTCGACGCGCATGTGGAGCTTGATGAGATGACCGAGCGCAAGACGCTGATCACCGTGCGGATGGCGGTCTGGGGTTCCCAGGACGACCTGCGCCGCGTGATCGGCGGCTCGGAAAGCGTCGGTGATCTCGACGGCATCGACACCGCAGCGTCGGCGCTTGGGCTGGCGGGAGGTGCCGATGGCTGACCTGCGAGTAGGACTGCGCGTCGACGCGGAGACTGGCGCGGCACGCAAGGAAATCGACGAAACCGCGAAGTCCGTCGAGCGGATGGGCGAGAAGGCCCGTGCGTCCGGCAAGAAGGCCGCCGAAGGGGGCAAGCAGACCAAGGAGAATATGCAGCTGGCCGCGGGGTCCGTGGCGAACCTGACGGCCCAGTTCAACGACATCGGGCAGATGCTCGCGGCCGGGCAAAGCCCGCTCATGCTGGCCATCCAGCAGGGCACCCAGATCACGCAGGTTCTCGGCCCGATGGGAGCAGCTGGTGCGGTGCGTGCCCTTGGGCAGGCGCTCATGTCCATGCTGTCGCCGATGAACCTGATCACGCTTGGGTCGATCGCTGCTGGCGCGGCCCTTGTGCAGTGGTTCACGTCGAGCAGGGAAGAAGCAAAGTCTCTGGCCGAGGAGCTGGACGGTCTGCGCGACACAATCCGCGAGATGGAGAAGCTGCGCGAACTGTCGGTTGCCCCGTTGTCGGAACTCCGGATCGATTTCGGAGACTCGGCCGCTCAGGTCCGCGAGCTCTATTCCGCAATGGCGGATCTGGCGATGCTGGACGCCACGAACAACATTGTCGGCGCGGCGCAGGCGATGCGCACAGAGCTGGAAGACATCACCGGTTATGTCCGCCAGCTGCAGGTGCTCGACAACGCGCTGACGCTTGGGGAGCACCCGGACGACCAGGCGTTCGTCCGTCGGCGCATCCTGTCCAACCTGCGCGAGGATTTCGGCCTGACGGAACAGGAGGCACGCGATCTCGCCGCCGCGCTTGATGACCTTGCCGGTGCCCAGGGGCCGGATCAGATCGCCGATGCCGTCGGTCGGGTCAACGAGGCCTTCGACAGGGTTCTGGAGCGCACGCGCGATCTGCCGGAGACGACGCGCGAAGCAGCCCGGGCCGCGCGCGAGATGGCCATCGAGGTGGTTCGGGTCAACGCCGCCATGGAAGGGCACTCGCGCTCGGCCGAGAAGGCGCGCCAGGACGCAGAGGCGATGCTGGCCACCCTGAACGACGAGGCGCAGATCCGCGCCGCGATCAAGCTCTACGGCGAGGACAGCGTCCAGGTCGAGAGACTGCGCGTGGAGCAGGCGCGGGCCGCCTTCGCCGCGCGTGTCGAGGAAATGCAGATCAGCGACGAGCTGAAGCAGTCACTGATGGAGGCATGGGACGCTGCGCGCGGGCTGGCGACCGAGGACATTGCGGGCGGCATCGCGGCTGCTGCCGCGCAGGCCTCGGCGCTGGCCGGCGAGATGGAGCGCGCCTGGAATGCGGCTGCAAATGCCGCTGCCGCGGCGTCGGATGCGGCGCGAGAGAGCCAGCTGCGCGTGCAATTCAAGGACGATCCGGTCAAGCTTGCAGGGGCATTGGCCGAACAGCGGTTCAAGTCGCGCGTTGGCGACTATTCCGGATTCGATCCGATCCTGCGGTCGCAGATCGACCAGCGGCTTGCCGAGACGGTGGCTGCGGCAGAGGAGGCGGCGCGGAACCAGCAGGCGCTGGTTTCGTCGAACCGTGGCGGGCGTTCTGTCGGCAGGTCCGTGTCTCGTTCCGCATCGGCAGCGACGATCCGGGATACGGACAAGACCCGCGATGCGTTCGAGCGTCTTCGCGCCAGCGTGGACGACGCCTATGCGGCGCAGCAGCGATACGCGGAGGCCGAGCGCATCGTGAACGACGCCGTTCGTCAGGGGATCGTCAGCAAGGACGTTGCAGCGGACGTCCTGGAGCGCGTGAAGCAGGGCCTGGACGGAGCCTCGCGCGGGGCCGATCAGTTCGCCGAGAGCCTCAAATCCGGCGTTCTGGACGCCCTGAGCGATGTCACCAGCCTTGAGGACGCATTCTCGAACCTGATCCGCGTGATCCAGAGGGCCGCGTTCGAGGCATTGCTGTTCAACGAGGGCATGTTCGCGACGCAGGGCGGTGGATCAGGGCTTCTGGGCGGTTTCATCTCGTCCCTGACGGGATGGATTGGCGGCGGGGCAGCCGTCCATCATTCCGGCGGCGTCGTCGGTTCCGTTCCCGCCACGCGGCGGGTGGACCCGCGCGTGTTCCTGAGCGCGCCGCGCATGCACAGCGGCGGCTGGGCGGGGCTGAGGCCTGACGAGGTGCCCGCGATCCTGCAGCGCGGCGAGCGGGTGCTGAGCCGCCGCGAGGTGGCCCAGATGGGGAGCGGCGGTCAGCCTGCGGTGAACATCACGATCAATGCGCGGGATGCCGAGAGCTTCCGCAAGTCGCGCACGCAGATCGCGGCGGACATCAGCCGGGCGATCTCGATCGGGCGGAGGGGGATGTGATGGCGTTCGACGAGGTACGTTTCCCCGACGCGATCAGCCGCGGCGCGCGCGGCGGGCCCGAGCGGCGCACGCAGGTCGTGGAGCTGGCTTCGGGCGACGAGGAGCGCAACGCCAGCTGGGCGAACAGCCGCCGGCGCTATGACGTGTCCTACGGCATCCGGCATGCGGATGACCTGGCGGCGGTGGTGGCCTTCTTCGAGGCGCGGAACGGGCGGCTGTACGGGTTCCGGTTCAAGGACTGGGCCGATTACAAGTCCTGCCTGCCGTCGCAGACGCCAGCGGCCACCGACCAGCAGATCGGCACGGGCGACGGGTCGACCAAGGCGTTCCAGCTGGTCAAGCGGTACACGTCCGGCAGCCGCACATGGACGCGGGTGATCACCAAGCCGGTCGCGGGCACGGTAACGGTGGCCGTGGACGGAGCCACGGCATCCGGCTGGTCGGTCGACACGACGACCGGTGTCGTGACGTTCACCTCTGCGCCCGCGTCTGGCGCCGTGATCACCGCCGGGTTCGAGTTCGACGTGCCGGTGCGGTTCGATACGGACACGCTGGACCTGACGCTGGATATCGAGCGGCTGGGGTCGATCCCGTCGATCCCGCTGGTGGAGGTGCGGCGATGAGGCTGGGGATCACGCAGCACCCGCGCGCGGGCGAGATATTCCTGGGGCTTGCGGCGCTCTACTGGGGCGCGGTTGTGGCGCTGTGGCCGGGCTCGCCGGGGCTGGGCTGGGCCGGGCTGGATTACCAGCAGTCGCGCGCGACGGGGATCGCCGTGATCCTGTCGAGCTTGGTGCTGGCAATCGGGTGCCGGATCAACGGCCGCTGGCGCTGGTCGCCGGTCGTGCGGCTGGTTGGCGTCGGTGGCCTGACCGGCGTGGCGCTGTTCCTGGCGTGGCACGCACTCTACGCCGCGGCAAGTGCGTGGGCCGTCTATTCGTTCGTTGCTGCCGTGTCTGTCGTCGTGTGGGTCAACACGGCGGTCGACGTGGCCGCGCTGGTCAGGGGGGTGTGGGATGCCGGTCGACGTTAACCTGCTGCGCGAACCGCTCGTGGTCTACGGGCTGATCCTGATCGGCCTGATCATCTATCGCCAGCCCCTGATCGAGTGGCTGCAGCGTCGATCGCGCGTCGAGGAACTGGCCGGACGCCAGGTCGATCAGCTGGCCGAGAACCTGAAGGAATGGCGGATCACGAACGCGGAGCTGAAAGGTATCCGCAACGAGACGTCGCGTGTCCACGAGGAATTGGAGGCCGCGCGCAAGGGGATCGAGGCGCTGCTGCCCCTGGCCAATGACGCGATCCAGACGCTGCACCGGGTGTCCGAGACGCTGGCGCGGATCGAGGGAAGGAGCGGGAAATGATGAGGATGAGCGAAAAGGGGCTGCTGGCGCTGGTGCGCCACGAGGGGATCGTGCCGGGGCCGTATCGGGACGTGAGGGGAGTCTGGACCTATGGCGTCGGCCACACGGCGGAGGCAGGCGCGCCGGACCCCGCGAAGATGCCGCGCGGCATGCCGCGCGACGTGATGGCCGAGATCGGCCGGGCGCTGCGCCTGTTCCGCGCCGATGTCGAGCGATACGAGGACGAAGTGCGCCGCGCCGTGACCGTGCCGCTCTCGCAGCACGAGTTCGATGCGCTGGTCTCGTTCCATTACAACACCGGCGGGATTGCGCGGGCGACCGCCACGAAGCTGCTCAACGGCGGGCACCGGCGCGAAGCCGCGTTCGCGCTGATGAACTGGTCCAAGCCCGAATCCGTGATCCCGCGCCGCCGCGCCGAGCGTGACCTTTTCTTGCGCGGCGAATACCCACGCGGGCCGATCCCGGTCTGGCGGGTGGATGATGCTGGCCGGATCGACTGGAGCGCGCCCTACCAGCTGCTGGGCGAGGCCGAGGCGCTGGCGCTGCTGCGCCAGGATCAGCGGCAGGAGCCGCCCACGGGCGATGCGCCCGGCTGGCTGGTGGCGCTGGTGCAGCTGCTTGGCCGACTGGTCGGGAGGGCGTGATGAGGATGGTCAAGGATTGGCGAAAGGCATGGCGCTGGTATTCGGCGCAGGCCTTCGCGGCGCTGGCAGTGCTGCCCGCGGTGTGGGTCAGCCTGCCGCCCGACCTGAAATCCTACGTCCCCGAGGCATGGATGCCCTGGATCGTCTCGGCCGTGGCGATCGGCGGGCTGATCGGGCGGCTGATCGATCAGGGGGGTGGGCGTGACTGAGATACTCGCCGCGATCGCGGCGGTGATCGGTGTGATCGTTGGAGCGCTGGCCGGTCATCTGGCCGGCCGCCGCGCGGGGAGACGGGAGGCAGAGCGAGATGGTCAGGCGAATGCGAGTAAGCGGCTGGAGCGCGGGCGCGAAGCTGTGCGCGATGGCCGCGCCGCTGGCGATCCTGCTGAGCGGCTGCGCCGCAACGACGGGCGGTGGTGATGCGGGCTGTGCGGCGTATGCCGAGGCACGTCTGGCGCGACCGTCTGCTGCGTCGGTGGCTGAGGTGCCGCGCCCGTGGGCGGTCTGGATCGCGGACCTTGACGATCGGATGACGGGGGTGTGTCGATGAAAGCGCTGGATCCCGCGCTGCAGGCGCATCTGGACGACGGCACGACGACGCTGGCCTGGTGCTGGCGCATCACGCGGTCGGACGGGCAGGTGTTCGGCTTTACCGACCACGACCGGACGCTGAGTTTTGACGGAACGAGTTTCGAGCCGGAAAGCGGGTTCACGGCCTCGGAGCTGCGCGGCGGTGCCGATCTGGCGGTGGACGCGCAGGACGCGCAAGGCGTGCTGAGCTCGGACCGGATCACCGAAACCGACATCCTGGACGGGCGCTGGGACAACGCGGCCGTCGAGGTCTGGCGCGTGAACTGGGCCGACACGTCGCAGCGGGCGCTGCTGCGGCGCGGGAATATCGGGCAGATCCGGCGCGGTAGGGTCGCCTTCGTGGCCGAGATGCGCTCTCTGGCCCATGTCCTGAACCAGACGGTCGGGCGGACCTTCCAGTATGGCTGTGACGCAACCCTGGGCGATGCGCGCTGCGGGGTCGATCTGGATGATCCGGCCTACAGGCTTGATCAGTACACCTACGGCGTCACGGCCAGGATCGACGATCGCGTGTTTCGTTGTGAGGCGCCGCTTGGATATGTCGACAAGGCGAATTCAGGTCTCTACGACCTGGGCACCATCGAGTGGACGACGGGTCCGAATGCCGGTCGCCGCGCAGAAATTCTGCGCGTTCGCGCGTTCCAGGTAGCCTTCTATGCTGTCGTCGACGTGACGCTGGCGGAGGCGCCGGTGAGGCCGATTGCGAACGGGCATTTGTTCATCCTGCGCGCGGGGTGCGACAAACGGCTTGAGACCTGCGCCGCGCGCTTCAACAACGCGCTGAATTTCCGTGGGTTCCCGCATATTCCGGGGCAGGATACGGTCCTGCGCTTTGGCAAGCAGAGCGGGTCGAATACCGGGGAGGTGCTGTGATGGTCGGCGCCGATCCTGATCGCGTGATCTCGGCCGCCAGGGCATGGCTGGGCACGCCCTATCACGACCAGGCATCGCTGCGCGGCGTCGGGTGTGATTGCCTTGGGCTGGTGCGTGGCGTGTGGCGGGAGGTCGTGGGGCCAGAGCCCGCTGGGCTGCCACCCTACAGCGCCGATTGGGGCGAGGTGGGGCGCAGGGAATATGTCCTGCGCGAGTGCCGCGCGCGGATGATCGAGGTCGCCAAGCCGCAGCCGGGATGTGTCCTGGTGTTCCGTATGGTTCCCGGCGCCGTGGCCAAGCACCTTGGTGTTCTCACACGCGACGGCACGTTCGTGCATGCCTACGAGCGGACGGGCGTCATCGAAGAGCCGTTCACGCGCGCCTGGGCGCGGCGCGTGGCGGCGCAGTTCCTGCTTCCAGCCGGTGAGGTGCACTGATGGGGACGCTCATTCTGGGGGCCGCTGGCAGCGCGATCGGCGCCGCGTTCGGCGGGACGATCCTCGGCCTTTCCGGCGCTGCAATCGGCGGCATGATCGGATCGGCCATCGGCTCGGTCGTCGACAGCATGATTCTGTCGTCTCTTGCCCCGGCGCAGCGAATCGAGGGCGCGCGGCTCGATAGCCTCCGCCTCACGTCGTCGACCGAGGGCGCGGTGATCCCGCGGGTCTACGGACGTATGCGGATCGGCGGCAACGTGATCTGGGCGACCGACTTCCGCGAGGAAAAGAAGACCAAGAAATCTGGCGGCAAGGGTGGCGGCCCGAAGGTCAAGACAACGACCTATACCTATTACGCGTCTTTCGCCGTCGCGCTGTGCGATGGTCCGATCAGGGGCATCGGCCGCATCTGGGCGGATGGCGAGCTGCTCGACACATCCAAGGTCACGCTGCGCTGGTATCCGGGCGACGAGGCTCAGCTGCCGGATCCGTTCATCGAGGCGAAGATGGGGGCTGGGAATGCCCCGGCCTATCGCGGCACGGCCTACGTGGTGTTCGAGGAGCTCAATCTCACGGATTACGGCAACCGCATTCCTCAGCTGACCTTCGAGGTGTTTGCCGGTGTTGATGGCGATCTGGGCGCCCCGTCCGTGACGATCGGTCCCGGGCACGGGGAGTTCGCCTATGATCCGAAGCCTGTAGACGCCAAGCCCTACGTCAGCGGTGGCCTTCTTTCAAGGCTCAACAGGATATTAGGTTCAGGATCGGAAGTAGAATTTCTGGCCCTCGCGGATCTGCTGAGGGCACGGAACGATCCGTTCGGGGATCAGATGCAGTCTGCCTACACGGCGTTAGGGTTTATCCAGGCTGTAAAAAAGATTCAGGAGGCCAAGAAGAAAAAGAACTATGTGAATGTCTCTGCTGGCGGCACCGTGGCCGACTACGTCACCAGCATGGACGCGCTGGAGGCGGCTGCCGAAGGGTTGCAGGCAGTCACGCTGCCAGTGGCGTGGATTGCAGACGACCTGCGGTGCTGGAACACCAAGATCAAGCCGGCCGTGTCGGACGACGAGATCATCACGAGCCGCGAGTGGCGCGTGGATGGCCTGCATCGCTGGAACGCGCGGATCGTGAGCCAGATTGACGGCCTGCCAGCCTATGGCGGAACGCCGAACGACGCATCCGTGATCGATGCGATCGCGGACCTGCAGTCGCGCGGGCTGCGTGTCACGCTGGCGCCCAAGCTGCTGATGGATGTTCCGGCGTTCCGCCCGACGCCATATTCGACCGCGAATGACACGTTCTACGGCACGCAGCCGCCATATCCCGATGCGCGCCTGATCACCGTCAGCCAGGCGCCCGGGTATCCGAACACGGCGGACAAGACGTCCAACGCGGGCAGCCAGATCGCGACGTTTTTCGGCGCGGCCCAGCCATCGGATTTCACGCGGTCGGGATCGGCGGTCACCTATGCCGGCCCGTCAAGTGATTGGGGGTACAGGCGCTTCATCCTGCACTACGCGCATCTCTGCGCGGCGGCGGGCGGCGTGGACACGTTCCTGATCGGATCCGGAATGCGCGGGCTGACGATCGTGCGCGACGACACGGGCGCGCATCCGGCGGTGCAGCAGCTGATCCAGCTTGCGGCCGACGTCCGTTCGATCCTGGGCCCGTCTGTCAAGATCGGCTATGCGGCCGACTGGAACGAATACGGCGCTTACGTGCCGACCGATGGCAGCGGCGACGTCCTGTTTCCGCTGGACCCGTTGTGGGCCGATGCGAATATCGACTTCGTTGGTATCAACTGGCGCGCGCCGCTGTCGGATTGGCGCGACGGGTTCGAGCACGCGGATGCGCAGGCTGGCTGGCCGTCGATCTACGACCGGGCCTATCTGCAGGCGAACATCGATGGCGGCGAGGGCTTTGACTGGTATTACGCGAGCCAGGCCGACCGCGATGCGCAGATCCGCACCCCGATCACCGATCCCGGCGGGAAGCCCTGGGTGTTCCGGCAGAAGGACATCGTGAACTGGTGGTCGAACCCGCACCATGCGCGTCCGGGCGGTGTCGAGAGCGGAACGCCGACGGCATGGGTGCCGGAGTCGAAGCCGATCCGCTTCACGGAGGTGTCCTGCCCGGCCGTGGACCGGGGATCGAACGAGCCTGACCTGCACGTGTCGCCGACATCGATGCCGTTGCCGCGGTACTCGCGCGGCTGGCGCGACGACCAGATCCAGCGCGCCTACCTGGACGCTGTCCTGGGATACTGGAGCGACCCGGCGCACAATCCGACATCCTCCGTCTATGGCGGGCGGATGATCGACACGGACGAAACCGTTGTAGCGCGGTGGGACGTGCGTCCCTATCCGTGGTTTCCGACGCTCGAGGATCGCTGGGCGGATGCGGACCGGTGGCGGCTGGGTCCTTGGCTGACGGGGCGCCTGGGCGCGGCCTCGCTGCCCGCGCTGGTGCGCCATCTGTGCCTGCGCGCGGGCCTGCCTGCCGATCGCGTGGACGTTTCCGGCCTGTGGGGCGCGGTAGACGGCTACGTGATTTCCGCGCTGGAAAGTCCGCGGGCGTCGATCGAGACGCTTGCGCGGCATTTCGGGTTCGACGCGGTGGAAACCGGCGGCGTGATCCGCTTCGTCATGCGCGGGCGCGAGCCTGTGGCCAGGCTAGGCCATGACGACCTGGTCGAGCCTGGCGAGGGCGACGTGATCGAGTTCACGCGGGCGCAGGAGACAGAGCTGCCGCAGGCGATCCAGTGGCAGCTGGCGCGCGCCGACGAGGATTACGATTACGCCGTCGTCGAGGCGCGGCGGATCACGGTCGATTCCGCGCGGGTCACGACGGAGACGCATCCGGTCGCCGTGCCGCCAGAGGAGGCCGAGAAGCGCGTGCGCCGCGCGCTGGCCGAGACGTGGATCGGCCGGGAGACCGCCACCCTGCGCCTGCCGCCGTCGCGGCTGGCTGTCGACCCTGCCGACGTGATCGAGATCGAACATGACGGCCGCGTCCTGCCCTGGCGCGTGGTGTCGACGGCCGACGGCGAGGACCGCGCGCTTGAGCTCGTGCGGCACGACCGTTGGGTCTATGATCGTCCGCCAGGCGAGGCCCGCGAGGCGCGGGTGCAGAGCCTGCCGGTGGCACGGCCGCCGATCGCCGCGATCATGGATATGCCGCAGCTGAGCGAGGATTACGCCGCCCACCGCCCGTTGGTGTTCGGCTGGGCGCGACCGTGGCCCGGTTCGCTCGCTCTCTATCGCAGCGCATCCACCGACGGCTGGGAGCTGGTCACGACGATCGACGCGCCCGCCGTGATCGGATACCTGGACCAGTCCCTGCCTGCCGGCCCGACATCGCGCTGGGATCTCGCCAACGAGATCGTGCTGACACTCGAGGAGGGCCAGTTGACCAGCGCGACGGACCTGTCGGTCCTCGGCGGGGCGAACGCGCTTGCGATCCAGAGCGCGGACGGCGTCTGGGAGGTCGTGCAGTTCGGCGAGGCAACGCTGATCGGGACAAACCAGTATCGCCTGGCCCGGCTCCTGCGCGGGCAGCGCGGGACGGAACATGCGATGGGCAATCCGACGCCCGCGGGCGCGGTGGCGGTCCTGCTGGACGAGGCCGTGGTGCCCGTGCCGATCGCCGAGACGGATATCGGCATTCCGTGGAACTGGCGGATCGGTCCGGCCAGCGAGCCGGTATCGTCGGACGCCTATGACGAATTTTCGTTCACGCCGGGCGGCGTCGGGCTGCGGCCGTTCTCGCCCGTCCATCCCGTGCAGGTCTGGCGCGCGCCTCACAGCCAGGGCGATCTGACGATCAGCTGGATCAGGAGATCGCGGGCACTGGCCGCTGACAGCTGGAACAGCGTCGAGGTTCCTCTGCTGGATACGCCCGAGGCCTACGAGGTCGAGATCCTGCAGGGTGCTGCTGTGAAGCGGGTTTTGACCGCGACGACGGCGAGTGTCGTCTACACGCAGGCCCAGCAGGTGGCGGATTTCGGCGCGGCCCTGGCGCGCGGGGATACGCTGGACGTGCGGATCTATCAATTGTCGAATGCCGTCGGTCGCGGGTATCCGCTGGCCGCCACAATCGTGATCTAGAGGTGCTGTAATGAGTAACACGGTCAATCTGCTTTTGCCCTATCTGCAGGCCGCGCAGGCGCAGAAACACGTCACCCACAACGACGCGCTGCGGTTGCTTGACGGGATCGTGCAGCTGTCGGTCGTGGATCGCGATCTGACGGCCCCGCCAGCGAGCCCGGCGGATGGCGCGCGCTACCTCGTGGCGCCCGGGGCGACCGGTGCCTGGGCGGGCTGGGACGGATCGATCGCATATTGGGTGGACGGCGCGTGGATGCGGCTGCCGCCGCGCACTGGCTGGCGTGCATGGGTCGAGGACGAGGGCGTGACGATCGTCTACGACGGCGCTGCGTGGAACGCGGCGACCCCGTCGGTCGGGGACCTTGCGGACGTGGATCTGTCGGGGCTGGCGGATGGCGACACCATCGTGTGGGACGCGACGAACCTGGTCTGGGTGCCCGGGCAGACAGGCGGCGTGCAGGGGTACGACATTCGCACGGGATTTTTCGACGCACCCGATGCGTCCGAGCTGATCGATGCGATCCCTGTCGTGCGCGACATTCTGTTCCCGGCGAACTTCGCCGGATCGGTGGCATTCGTCGCCACGCCGCCGTCACAGGCTTTCGTGCTGTCCGTCCGTGATGACGGGACGGAGATCGGAACCGTGACGATTTCGACTGCCGGGGCCGCGACATTCGCCACGACAGCAGGGCAGCCGGTTACGGTTGCGTCTGGCAGCAAGCTGGATTTTGTCGCGCCAAGCACGGCAGACACCGCGATCGCCGGGCTGTGGATCACGTTGAAGGGAGAGGCATGACATGATGCTCAATATCCCTTCTGCCGTCTTGAAGCGTCGCAAACAGACGCAGCCGCCGGTTTCTGCCTCGCTGTTTTCGGTAACAGTCCCCGCGGGAACGGTGGGATCGGACCTGTCCGGCTATCCCCTGATGCTGGATTTCGGCACGTTCCCGGCGTCGTTCTGGTCAAGCCCGAACCTGCGGTCCGATGGCGGGAACCTGCGGGCCTTTGCCGATCAGGCCATGACGACACCCCTGCCGCTGGACGTGACGGCGTTCTATCCGTCGCTCCAGCGTGGCCGTGCCTTCGTGCGCGTGCCGACGCTTGGCGCGTCCCAGGCCACGACGATCTTTCTTGCCATCACCGATCCTGCCAATACCGCGCCCGCCGTGACCGATCCCATCGGGCGCAATGCCGTCTGGGCGGATTACGAAGTGGTCTGGGTTTTCCCGCAGACCGTGAACCGAACCGGGAAGACCTACACGCAGGGTGGCACCACGCCGTCATGGCACGCATGGAAGCGCGACCTGTATCACGAGTTTCCCGGCAACCCGCACCAGGGGATCGCGGTGGATGGGGCTGGGAATATCATCACCATCGACACCAACTATCTGCGCCGCCATGTCTGGCCGAACCTGACGACTGTCGTGGCCAGCAATGCCGACCCGTGCGGGGCGGTGCGGACCGCAACCGGAAGCACGGTGGACCATCTGTGCGACGGCACGATCATCGGGGACGAATTGTGGGTGCCGGTGAACAACTACCCGGCGCAGAGTCCGTACCAGGAATACCTTGCGGTTTTCGACGTGGCGACGCTGGCGCTCAAGCGCACCTACAACCTGTCAGGACTGGCAGGCGAGCAGATTTCGGGGATCACCTATGTGCCGGGACAGGCGCGTCTTTACGGCTGCAACTACGAGACCGGCCAAAGGCTGCACAAATACGATCTGAACGGCACCTATCATGGCGCTGTCACCCTGTCCGCCGCGCAGATAAACGCGCAAGGGATAACCTGGATCGGGGATCGGTTCATCCTGTCGTGCGATCAGTCCGGCAATCCGCTGTATGAAGTCTGGACCGACGGGACCGTGAACACGACGCCCGTTTACAACCGCCCGACGACTGGCACCAACGAAGGCGTGGCGTGGGACGGCACCTATCTCTGGATCATGGACGGTGACGGTGACGCCGAACGGCTGATGATCGACCCGGCCCGCCATGACTGGGCGCGGCTGCACTACGCCACCTTCTGGGCCGAACTTGCCCCGGCGGCACAATGGTCGATGGGTGCGGAGGTGTGGTGGCAGCATCCCGCGGGCGATCTGCAACAGGCTTTCTTGTCCTATGACGGTGGGGCCTCCTCAAATATGGAGCACCTGATCTACGACGAAGGTCCCGACAAGTTGGGCATGTGGAACAGCAGCGATGGATGGCTCTACACGTCCCCTGCGGTTAATCCAGCGGGATACGAGAAATTCGCGATCGCTGGATGGCATGACGGGACGAATGGCCGCAAACTATTCGTCAACGGCACCGTGACCGGGTTCGATTCCGCGACGGCAGTGCGGCCAAATACAGCATCGGCGAAGTTCCGGCTGAATGGCCATTCCCTTGGACAGGTCGGCGAAGCCTATTACCAATACGCTTGGCTGCGCCATGACATCGTGCCGGATGCGTGGATTGCGGCGGTGCATGACAATATGCAGGCGCCTGGGGCGTTCTACTCTGTTTCCGCGATCTGA